CGACCACCTCGACGCAATCGCCAACGGCGGAAACCTCTACGGTGCCCTGGCACCAGCACACCGACGCTGCAACTCCCCCCCCCCTGCGTTACACAGTTTACCAGGCGCGCGTGTTTTTCGGTTTTTTGATTTGGGCTGGCAGGCGTCGGTTTTGGCGGCGGGAGTTGCAGCGTCGGTGTGCTGGTGCCAGGGCACCGTAGAGGTTTCCGCCGTTGGCGATTGCGTCGAGGTGGTCGGCGGTGAATGAGAGCGGGTGCGTCGATGGTAGCGTGAGGTCGATAGGCTTGTCGCACAGGTGGCAGTGCAAGCCCTGGGTTTCGACGGCGCGGCGTAGTGCGGCGGTGCGCTTGAGATATGCGTTGTCGTTGTATTTGGTTTTAGTGCTCATGGTGCAAGTGTAGCCCCCGCACCACAACCAGGTGCGGGGGCTATGTTGGGGGTTACGCTTCGTAGGTTGCGGTTGCCCAGTCGTGCAGGGCAATGACTAGGCTCTGCGTTTTTTCTTTTCGGGTTTCGCCGGGGGTTGTGACGGCGACCTGTAGGATTTCCTCGACTACATCTGAGATGCGGCGCAGGTGTAGCGGGTGGGTGTCCGGGACGGGTTCGTAGTTTTCTAGGTGCCAGGCGAGCACGGCGCGGCTGTATTCGCTGATTCCCCAGTAGCCGGCTACTCGGCGGCTGATGCCGATGCCGAATCCGACGGTATTGTAGATTTCCTGGTTGCCGCCGGTCATGGTGTCAATCACATCGGTGAACAAAACCTTTAGGTGGCTGGGCAGCGCCTTGGCTATGACGTCGGCAGCAGGCTCGATGTCGTCCAGGGTGAGGTTGATTTTAGCTTTCATAGGTGGGGGCCTCCTCGATGTGTTCTAGGATGAATCCGCCGTGCTTGGCTTGCTTGACGGGCTTCAGTGCGCGGATGATGCGCCACTCGCCGATTGTGCGGCCCTCTAGATTCTCGATGCAGATTGGGGATTGCTCGGAGACGACGGTGACGAGCATGGGCTCTGCGTCGCTGGGCTTGCCAGGGATTTTGAAGTCGATGTGTGAGAGGCATTTGCCGAGGTGAGAGAGGCGCTCGCTCTCGCTATCGTACCGGCTGGCGATGCGGACGACGGCGAATTTTTGGGTTTCCGTTCCTAGGTGGACGTCCAGCTCTAGGATGGCCGTGGTCGCGGCTTCGCTGAGGTACCCGATGGCGATGTTCTCTAGCGTGGGGCCCAAGCCGTTGTCGTGGAGGAAATATTCGATGTCTTCAATATCACATTCGGTCGCGTTGCTGTATAGGCGCAGGGGCACGACCGCCTTAAGCGGGTCGCCGTTCACGGGGGCTGAGTTGAGAATCTGGCACAGGCGGGCCATTGCTCTGCCGGCGGCCCTAATGGTGAATCCCAGGTCGCCCGCCGGCGTCGTCTCCAGGGTGACGTCGAGGGTGTGGAGGGTGGTGTGTCGCTTGATTGCGCCTTCGGGGTCGAAGATTTCCCCATCGGGGTTTTTGTAAAGGAATTTTTCGGGCTTCGCGGTGCTCATTTGGTGGTCTTTCGGCTGTATGGTGCTCGGTGAGTAGTGCGCAGCCACTTGTCATAGCGGCGCATTTCGGCCTCGGTGTAGAGGCGCACGGTCTGTGTCTCGGTTTGCGAGTATTCGATTTCGGGGGTGAGGCGGCCGGCGGCGCGGTCGCGGGCGACGAGGTATCGGTGGCGTCCGATGCGCGCGGCGACTTTCGCTTCAGGTAGGAGGTTTTCGGGCATCTATTCGTCTTTCTGGTGGTTGGCGGCCCAGGCGGTCACCTCGGAGCGGCTGAAAAACCGCTTCGTGGACATGGGCCGGTGGACCTCGAAGTATTGGAGGTTGCCGGCCTGCACGGCGTTTCTGATTGCGGTTCGGGTGCATCCGGTGAGCTCCACGGCGCGGTTCTCACTGATAAGGTCGGTGGTGTTGGTGCTGATAGGCTCACGCGGTGCCGGCGGGGTTTTGCTGAGGCGTGCGCGGCGGGCTTGTAGCCATGCGTCGAGGGCGCGTCGATTGTATTCGGTTGTGACGCGTATCTCAGCCTCGGTTTTTCGGGGCTTGGGGCGGGTGCGGGGCGGAACGTTCGCGATTTTCCCGTCACGTTTGGCGCGGGAGTATGCGCGTTTGCGGCATGTGTCGCAGTCGGGGTTTGTGTCGTCGAGGTCCCATCCGCATTTTGCGCAGCGGGTTTTCCCTGGTATTGGGTCTTTTGCGTCGGGGTGCCCTTGGGCGCGCCATCGTGAGTGTCGGGCGGCGCACCTGTGACATCCGGGGGTGTATTCCTCGCGGGGCCCGCCGCACCCCGGGCATGTTGGTGATGCTTGTCTCATGTCTTATCGCCTCCACTTTTCGGGGTGGTCATCTCGTTCCAGCGGCTGAAGCTGAAGTTAGCGTGGAGGGTGTAGCCATTGGTGGCGATTTCTGTGTTGAAGTCCTTGATAGAGCGGGTCATTTGGGTTTCTCCTTTGGTTTGGTGCAGGGGGCTTGTTCCCCCTACACCTATATTATGGCACACCTGCCAACCTGTTATCAAGGCGGTTGGCTGTGAATTACGCCACAATAAGCTCCAAGTCCTGGATATCGAAGACACCGCCGGCGGACATGACCAGCTCAGCGTAGGCGGCTACCGTCTCGACCGTCAGCGGCATAGGGTGGACGCGCAGCGCCTCGCCGCACTCCGGGCACCACCGGCGGGTGTCGAAGTCGCCGGCCAGGAATTCGTCTACCGTCACGCCGCGAATAGCCTCCCAATCGCGGGCGTTGATAGTGGCGTGACGGATGCGGTCGGCCAGGTGGTACGAGCTGATGATGCCGCCGTGCGGGTGCGGGCAGTCGATAAACCATCGGTGCGCGCGGGTGTAGGCTCGGGCGGTACGTGCGTCAATGCGGGCGCCGGTTTCTTCGCTGAAGGCTGGCAGGCCGAGGAGCTTCGCGGTGGTCTCGAGTACGGCGACGTGCTCACGCAGGGTGCGGGGCTCGGTCTCGATGGGCTTGCCGTTGATGGCGCCCCGGATGGTGAAGTGGGTGAGGGGGGTGATGGTGGTCATGGGGGTTTCTCCTTTTGAGTCTCGGGTGGTGGAAGCCGGGCGGCGGCGGGGGTTCGGAAGTTGCCGCCGCCCGGCGGTTATCGGTGGTGTGCGGTGCTTAGTTCTTGCGGGCGCATGCGTCGCCGTAATTCTCGTCTACCCAGCGGTGGAAAGCTTCGCGGGCGCTCATCTTGCCGTAGCTTTCGCCTTCGCCCTTTGCGCTCATCTTTGCGTAGGTGTCCCAGCTGCCGGTGTTGTAGACGGTGACGATGCTGTTCTTGCCGCGGTGCGGGCGCTCGAGGTATGCGTAGGTGTCGTCGAGGCGGTCGATGCTGTAAACGCCGGGGCAAGCAATGTAGAGCTTGAATCCCTTGTAGGTGTAGGTGGGGCGTGACATTTTGTTCTCCTTTTCCTTGGTTGATACTTCTACTATACACACAATTGACCGGGGTGACAACTTATTTTGTGTGAAGTGCATCACATCTCAGACAGGCCCCACACCTCCACCCAAACCCCCGGCACGGCCTCGTCACCCTCATATCTTTTGGTGACCTCCATGCTCACCACGCGGCTATCGTCACGCCACACGCCAGCATCAGTCAGCGCATCAAAAACCGCGCGCGCGAGCTTATCCAGGTCTGGCTTCACCGCCGGTACGCCCCAGCGTGGGCGCTTAGGCCGCGGCACAGTGAATCCGAGATAGACGCGGCACGGCTCATCCAGCGTCTCCCAGCCCACTTCTGCTATCGCCGCCTCGGCAGCCGAACGCACCGCCGCGCGCCACGGCTTCAGGCGCGCGTTCGCGTCCACCAGCACGGCGCGGCCGCCTCGCACGTAGGCATTTTTTGAGCCTTGAGGAACCGGGGTACCCTCGGCAAAAAAATCTAGCATGACCACCTCTCAGAGGCTAAAAGAATACCCCCACCCCGGGAATGGGGTGAGGGTATTCACAACTATGTAAGGAGAAAGCATGTCCGCGAGCGCGGGCCTACTCTGCATCACCAGTATAGCACAAGCCCCCCGGCCGTAATCAGCCGAGGGGACTTGCGCTATACCATTCCACACACTCTACAGGAGCACGTCTAGCATATCACAGGCGCTCGCCCATAATCACGCGGCGCGGCGCGTCCTCGCCATTAGCCAGATAGTACTCTACGCGCCGTGCAATTTGCTCGCAATAGCGCTCGTCCAGCTCCACGCCGACAGCCCGGTGACCCAGCGCCGCCGCGGCGACCAGGGTAGAGCCTGAGCCTGCGAATGGGTCGGCAATCACATGCCCGCCCTCCACTGGCTCCAGGCGCGACATGATGGTTTGCAGCAGGTCGAGCGGCTTAGGTGTCGAATGCCCGAGCCTGCGCGTCTCAGCCGCTCGGTTCTCATGGGTGGTGATGACCGAGCCCGGCGCGCTGGTGCCACTAGCCCAGCCATCCCCCCAGACGTAAATTTCTTCGTCTGTGGGGCGCCATGACATCCTGAGATGCTCCGACGTCCGCCCCGCCTTGTGCCAGATGAGGCGGTTCTTAGATTGGGGCGGGCGGGGCACCTTCCACGACCCGAAGACCGCGACGGGCTTCTCTAGGCCATTCGCCGAGAGCCAGGTGAGGAGCGTGATATCACGAAGCATCGTGCTGTCGTCGCCGCGCATCGCGGCCTTGCCGCCATAGCTGATGCCGTAGGGCGGGTCGGTGATTAGTGCTGTTGCGGGGGTCCATTTTTCGGGGGTTTCGAGTGCTGAGCCGTGGTACAGCTCAACACCCCCCCCCCCGCGTAGTAAAGTTCCATGCTCACTATTTTAGAACGGCGGCGCGTCATCTGCGCTCTGCTGTGCCCACGGGTCCGCCTGCTGGGCGAAACCACCAGCCGGCGCGGTGGGCCACGCACTCACCTGCTGCTGAACCTGTGCCGGGGCCGGGGCACCCTGTGCGGGCTGGGCCTGTGCGGGGGCGGCGCTCGCATCACGCGGCGGGTACAGCGGCGACGCGACCAGCGACGCGCTAAGCTCCAGGGTCTTGCCCTTGGTGCCGTCCTTGCCCTCCCATTCGCGCAGACGCTCCGAGCCCTGCACGGTCACGGCCATGCCCTTGGCGAGGACGGTCTGCAAATGTTCGGGCTTCATGAGGCCACGCTCCCACACGGACACGGTGCGCCAGGTGGTGCCGGTAGTCTCCCACTCGCCTGTCTGAGGATTTTTTGCGCGATGCTCCTCGGCCAGCTGGAAATTCAGCACCGGGACGCCGTTCCCGGTGTAGCATAGCTTCGGGTCGGACCCGATGCGTCCAGTAATTGTGATGTTGGTCACTTTTTCATCCCTTCGGTCAGAAATTTCAGGTTTGCGGGGGGCTCGGCGCGCTCTAGCGGCGGCGCTTCCCTGTACTCCACCGGGGTGAGGCCGGCGGCGCGGCGCACATAGGCCGGCAGCTCGCCCACGGAGGCGGTGTACGCGAACACGAGCTCGTTCCAGTCCTCCACCTCGTCCCGCGTGGACGGGTCCAACTCGGCGAGCTTGCGCTGGATGGCGCGAGCGCGGCGGAGCTTGGACCCGATTTTCTTGTCCAGCTCCTCCCACGCCTTGGTAATATGGCCGGGCTGGAGCTTCAGCATTTGGGGGGTGCGGTAGATGTGCGCGATGATGAGCGCCGCGTGCTGGTCGGGCACGTCCTGGAGCCAGACCTCGGCCCAGGATTTCGCGCGGGCCGGGGTCATCGGCTCGTCCTGGAGGCGGGTATCTGCGCTCGCGGCTAGCGAGTACAGCTGGATGATGGTCTCGGGCCTCATGCTCGGGCCTCCGTCCAGGGGTCGGTCGTCTCGATTGCGAGGGGCTGTGCCGTGAAGGCTTCCGCGCCGGCTTGGAGCATCTGCGCGGCGGCTTCGTCCCATGTCTGTCGGCGGCGAGTAGCGCGCACCTGCTGGTCGGCCGGGATGGTCCACCGGTCACGCTCTAGCCACCGCTGCGGGTAGATTACCCACCGCATATCGTCGCTGGTGAGGTTTTGCTTGGCCCAGGCTCCAAATTCTTGGGCGGCTCGCACGATGGTCTCGGGGGTCTCGCGCTTGACGGCTGCCTTCCACGCGGTGTGGGCCTTGCGGCGGTCGATGGGGCGAGGGTATGCGGCCCAGAAAGCTTCAAAGGCGGGGTCTCCCTTGCCGGCGGGTGCGCGGCGGGGCTTGGGGGTGTCTACCGGGGCCGGCGCGGGTGCCGGTTCGGGTTCTGCCGGGCTTGCGCTCGCTTGGGTGGCCTGCTGGGAGGCGCGGATTGCGTCGGGGTGGAGGCGGTAGCGGGGGGTGGTGCCGAGCCGCTCGATGCGGGTTACCCAGCCGTAGGATTCCAGAGTGCGGATAGCGGCGCGAACTGTGTTGCGACTGAGACCAGTATGTGTTTCCAGCGTGGCTAGGGAGGGCCAGCACTCGTGCGTCTGCTCACTCGTGAAGGTTGCGAGCGCGTGGAGCGTAATCATCCTTGACGTGCTCAGCTGTGCGCCGGTGGGGGTGCGGGTTGCCCGGAGGGCTGCCGCGATGGCAGTGATGCTCATCTGCTTTTCCTTTCTCGTTTCTTGGTGCCTCCAGTCTACCGATTTTGTCCCGCTCGGCGCAAGTTTGCGGCATGTGAGTTAAGTCTCTTAGTTAAGTTATTAGTTAGTTATATAGTTCGGGGGTAGCTACTGGGAGGCCCCCATACCAGCCATTACCCCCCCCCATACCAGCCATTACCCCCCCCCATACCAGCCATTGGTAAGGGTGGTTTTTGGTAGGGGTGGGTATTTTTGGGCAAAAAAATACCCCGCATAGGCCAAACCATGAAAGCCAGTGCGGGGCATTTAACCAAGAAACCCAAAAGGTCACTACTAGTGTACCACAGCATAAGGGCCCCGGCATGGTTTGCCGGGGCCCTTATCGACTTCATCACACCTCACAAAAGGAGATGAAGCCATTATACCGCATCCTCGCAATGCCGAATGAGTGACCTGCCCAGTATAACACGAGAGCCCCCAATTACTCGGGGGCTCTCGTGATGACTATTCCGTGTCCACAGCAGCAGTGACTCAACTCCCTATCAGTGTACCACACCTGCCGGTGTGTCCAGTATCACGCCGCCGTGCCTTGATAATCACCTGGCAGGCGTGCCACAATGGAATTACCGACGAAAGGAAACCCCAATAACCACCCGCGAATTTGCCAACACCTTCGCAATCTTCTTCGCACTCATCACCACCGGCATGTGCGCAATCTTCGCACTGGCCTTCTGGACATGGCGCGCCCCCCTCGCAATCACCATCACCGCATGGGCCGCCGCCGCGCTTATGCCCACCTTCACCGAAAACTGGAAGGACAACTAATGACCACCACTTGGCACGACCTCTACGAGCCCGCCCGCACATCCGAGGCTTTCCCCACCGGCTCCATCTTTAGGAACTGGGCCCGCCGCCCTGACGACAACCGCCGCCTAGCCACCATCGCAGGCGTACACGACCCGTGGCTTATCCGCCTCGCACACCGCATCCGCCACACCCTCGACTCCCGCATCCCCAAGCGAGAACGCGTATGGCTGGTACGCACCCCCGTACACGGCCCCGAGACCTGGGCCGGCGAACCCCTATACGAGGTCGCGCTCCAGGCCTCGCAGGAGACCGGCAGCCTCCACGGATACGCCCTCACCTCCCTCCGACGAGTCGAGGCCGAGGAAATCGTCACCGCCCTGCGCGCCCTCGGCGAGCACATCATCCGCCTCATCTAGACAGGACCCAATCATGAAAATTCAGACTCTCCTCCGACACGGCCGCCGCAATGCGCCGGCGCCTGGCACGCCCGCATGGCGACGCTATTTGACCGCCTCCAAAATCTCCGCGGTCATGCGCACCAGCCCGTGGCAGACCCGATTCCAGCTCTGGCACGAGATGGCCGGCAACATCCAGCCCGACCCGCCCCACCCTGCAGTCCTAGAGCGCGGCCACATCCTCGAGCCCGCCGTAGCCGCCTGGGTACAGGCGCACCACCCCGAATGGCATGTACGCGACTGCGGGGGCCGCTGGTGGCAGGTCGCAGGCCACTACGCGGCCACTCCTGACCGCATCCTCGTCGATGCTGAGACCCGCGACGTCGTGGGCCTCCTCGAAATCAAAACTTCCTCCCACTCTGATGGGTGGGGTACCCCCGGGACGGATGAAATCCCTCCCCACTACCGTGACCAAGTGCAGTGGCAGCTCCACTGTACGGGCCTGGATTACGCGGTCGTGGCCGTCCTCACAGCCCGCCTAGAATTCGCCGAGTACCACCTCCGCCGGGATGACGAGCGCATCGCCCAGATGCTCATCGAGGCAGATAAATTCATGGCCGACCTGGAATCTGGCCTAGAGCCGGACTGGTCTACGGAAGCTGGGGATTTTCAGGTGTACGAGACCCTCCGGGAGCTCCATCCTGAGATTGACGACTACACCGTGGAGGCCTCGGGGGTGGCCGCGCTCGCAATCCGCCGCGCCGTGAAGGCAAAGCGGCTCGCGCAGGTGAACGAGGCCCGCGCCAAGGCCTCGGCGGCCTGGGAGCTGGAGCGTGGCCGCGCACTCACCCGCGACGGGAAGACTATCGCTCGCCGTACCGCACGCAAGACCAAGACCGGCGAGCCCGGTGTACCCTACATCACATTCACTAAGGAAGCAGGAAAATAAGTGACCAAGAACACCCCCGAAACCGTAGACGTGGCCACCGGAGAGGTTGTCATGTCCCCCGTGGCCAAGTCAATTCAGACCCATGTCATCGCCCCCTCCCGCGCGCAAGTAATCGCCGCGCTCCCCTCGCACATGCGCGAGGATGGCGACGCATTTTTGACCGCTTTCATCACTCAGGTTGCGCAGAACCCGGCTCTAACCAGGGCGGCGATGCAGAACGCCGCGGGGCTCATGGCCACTGTGCAGGAGGCCGCACGCCTCGGCCTGGTACCCGGGTCACCCGATTACTATCTCGTGCCGCGCGGCAATCAGGTGACCGGCATGGTCTCCTACCGCGGCGAGATGGAGCTCATGCGCCGCACGGGCCGTGTCCGTGATTTTGGGCACATGCTCGTGTGTGAAAATGACCGCTTCGAGTGGCGCGGCGTGACCGAGCTCCCACTACTCCAGGAGGCCCCCGAAGGCGAGCGCGGCGACCTCCGCTACGCTATCGCCTGGGCAGAATACCGCGACGGCACCCGCTCCAGCATCGTGCGTGTGGACCGTGACCGCATCGCCGCGGCCAAAAAGGCCTCCGGCAGTGCGCGCTCTGGCTCTAGCCCGTGGGCACAGCACGAGGCGGCCATGTGGCGCAAGACGGCCTTTCATGAGCTATCGCTCATTGTGGGCACGTCGGTCGAGGAGCGTCGTCCGGAGGCGCTCGCGGCGGCGGCTGAGCGTGAGGCACAGCGTATGGAGCGTGACCGCCTCGAGGTGGAGCGGCTGCAGGCCGAGAATGAGCGGCTACGCCTTCAGGTGGAGCTCGCGCGACTGAAGGCCGCCGAGGGCTGACCGCCCCCCGTGGGCTGGTGGGGTGTGGGCCTCGCCCTAATGTGTGGCGAGGTTCACACCCGCAAAACTTGCAACCCTATTGGCGCACATGCCATACTATAGATGTAAGGCAAACAGCCAAACAAACCAACAAACCCAAGGAGACCACAATGAAGGCAACCATCACCGCAACCCTGAACAACCGCGGCGGCATGACCGGCATCGCAGCCGAAACCGCCGCCGGCTCAATCTACATCGACCTCGAAGCAACCTACCCTGACTGCTCCGACATCTACAACCACGAGATGCTCGACGCACACCTCGCAGACCTCAAGGAACACGCGAAGGAGCTCACCGGAACCTACCCTTGGGACGACGAAGAATTCAAGGTTGAATTTGGCGACCTCAAGTCCGAGGATGACGAAGAAATCGTCTGGGACGCCACCATCACCAAGCTCTAAACCACACCACTACCACCCCCTACATGATGGGGGGCGGGGGATAGGAAACCCTAATGAAAATCCTGAATATCCGACAGCACTCGACCACCCAGTACACCGCAAAGGTCACCACCGCGAGCGGGCAGGTGCGCCCCCTGCACGTACGCATCGACGATGACGGCGAACTCCTCTTCAGCCTATCCGCCCTGCTCCGCGCCGGCGGGTACGCTAAAAACCCCATCTCCTCGATGCGCCGCTTCATCGTGAATGGCGTAGTGGTCGAAAAGCATCGAGTCTTCCACTCGCTCTCCGGGCAGTGCCACTCCGTGACCGAGAGTGAGGCGGTAGAGGTCATCCGCCGGTCTAAGCGGATTCCCGACAGCCTCGCGGGCGTCATCCGTGAGGTCGCGCGGCAGGTACGCAACGCGGTCGCGGGCCTGCCGATGACCCTCGACCCTACGCCTGCACCGGCCCCCAAGCCCAGCCCCCGCATCCGCCGCGTACCGTCATCGGCCAGCCTAGCAGACCAGGCCGCCGGCATCGCATGGCTAACCGGCATCCTGGCAGACACCACCCTCCCCTACAGCCTTCACGAGCAGGCGCTCCGCACCCGCGCCGGGCTCCTCACCATCCGAGACACCCTCAAGGAGACCAACTAAAATGACCACCGCGCCCCGGCCCCTACCCTCCGTCCGAAGCTACACGGATGTGAAAAACCTCGCCGGGACATTCAAGCCGGCCACCCCGCGCCGCCGGCACGTCCCCACCGTCACCCGGCACGAGCAGGCGCTCGCACGGCATGAACGCGCTATCGCGAACCTGCGCGCCGCCCACGCGTTCGAGCGCCGCCGCCGACAGACCATCGAGGAAAGCCTGGACATGGTGAAAAAACTTGCCTACGGCTCCACCGTCGCGAGCATCGTCCTCAGCGTCGGATTCCTCCTCCAGCTGGTCGGGCGCTAGAAGACACAGAAAGGCCCCCACCCATACCAGGGCGGGGGCCTCCCGTATACCTGCCGTCTAGCCGGCGAGAGGAGTGTCGCGGTTCACGCCCTGCACCTCAGCGCCGTGGTCACTGCTCAGGTCGCGAGGAGCGGGGCGGGCGGCAGGCGCAGGCATCGCAGAGATGCCCGACACCACAGCCGCCGCGATATCCTCGGCCGACGGCACCTCGACAGGCTCCGGGGCCGGCTGGGCCGGGGGTGCGGTCTTGACATTCGCCGCGGCCATGACGAGCGCAAATACTGCGGGCACGAGCGGCAGAATGACATTCAGGCGCTCACTGGTGATGAGCCCGTAGGCTACGGCGATTGCGCCGATAGCGGCGCACAGCTGGTAGGTCGCCGCGCGGAGGCGTGCAGCCTTCTCATAATCCATTGTGATATTCCTCACTCTCTAGTTAAAATCCGGTGCCCCAGGTCGTATCTTCCCTGCCGTCATTGGGGCCGACGGCGACGTATCGGCGCGGGCCAGTCCACGAGATATAGCTGAGCCACACGTAGCCATTAGCGGCAATGAAGCCATCGTAATTGAATCCACGGCCGGCGGCGTAGTAGCCCACCGCCGGGGAGTTCACCTCAGTGTCGGCGGAGACCTCCAGCCGGCGGTCGGTAGTGAACCAGCCGGTCGCGTCGTGCCATACCCCCTCGCGGAGCGGCGTAGGGCCTGCCGCCGGCGCCTCTACGCTACCGCCGCCGGCCACATGCGCCTGCACACGCTCCATGAAATAATCCCAGGGGAAATTAGGGCCGGGGTCCGTGTGATTAGTCTCACGGAACACACGGGCCAGCGCCGCGTGAGTAGTGATGCCATGCTCACCGGCGGCGACCTGCTCATCAGTCAGCACACGCACAGGGATTCCCTGCCGGGTGCAAATGTCCGCGGTCAGAGCGGCGACACGCTCCAGCATCGCGCGCGAGTAGTCATCGAGCCATTCAGCGCGAGACTGAGACGCGCGGCCTGCCATCTCAATCTGGATGCCGAGATAATTGCCGGTCGGTCCACTAGCCCAGGCGTAATCGCCCTCATTCACACCCTGGACAATCGAATCATTGTCCACGCAATAGTGCGCGGACGCCTGCGCGTCGGGGTTAGTGAACCAATTTCCGCCGATACTTTCGGCGATAGAATTGCCCTCCGCGGTCTCCATCGTGTGCAGGACAACCCACCTGGAGCGGCGGTCGTAGTCCCCGGAATCCTCAAAATTGGGCGACCGCGCAATGCTGTCCACGAGCGCGGAATCCGGTAGTGCGAGATACATTACTTTTCCTCCTTTTTTTTGGTTTTTTCGATGTTTTTATTCGGGGTGGTGACCAACCCGAATAGCGTGTTTATGCGGCGGCGGTCATCGAGAATCTCGTGCCGCACCTCGACTACGTCGCGGCCGATGCTATCGACGCGCGGCACGATATCGCTGACGCGGTTTCCGACGCCGTCGATGGTCTGAGCGATATGCTCGACTCGGCGGGTGAGCGCGGTCATCTGGTCAGAAACCTGCTTCACCATTGCCAGTGCGTCGGTAGCGGTTGCCTGTACCGCGTCCAAATCATCGCGCAGGATGGTGCCGTGCGAATTGACGACCTGCGCCTTAATCGCCTCCACCGCGTCATTTTTTTCCTGGGCGTCAGCCTCTACACGTCCGAGCCGGCGCAGGATTTTCGCCCCAAATTTGACGACATAGCCAACCGCGCTAGCTCCAACGATTACGGCCGCTGCGCCCGCCGCCTCGCCCAGAGCGGTGAGGTTCTGGGCGAGGCTAGGGTCTAGAGCCATTGGTGTTTCTCCTCTAGATTAGGGGCCTATGCGGTGCGCGCCGTGGGGGCGAGGATTACCGGCATGGCCTTGCGAAGGTAATTGGCCATGACCTCGTGAATCCCGTTGCCGGGGTGCAGGCCGTCGCCATAATCGGCGGGCTGTAGGCCAAGGTCCATGCGCCAGATGCGGCGGGAGCCGCCGGGCGTAGCGCCCGCCTGTGACACGCATGGGTTCCAGTCTACGACGCCACCAGAGCCGAAAATGTGGGCAGGGTCGCCCTTTCGGATTAGCTTACCGTCGCCGTCCACGACCGCGCAGCGGACAATGTCATCGCCGGTCGCGCCAGCCTCGACCACAGCCGACCAGTCGCGCTTCATGGGCGCGCCGTCGAGCAGCCAGGCGTCCCATTTCAGGAAGCCCGGCACGTCAGATGCCGCGGTCTGGCCCTCCACGGTGCGCCATCCGTCACGGCTCGTGGTCTGCGGGGTGAGCGTTGATTTGACGATGCCCTGGATACCGTCGGCGCGGAGCTTGCGCCAGTGCTCCATGCCGAGGCGCTGGTCGGCACCATTGATGCCGAGTTCATCAAAACACATGGTCGCGGACAGCACCGACGGGCGGTAGAGTGTGTCATAATCGCGCGTCGCGTGAACGTAGTTGCGGCCGCCGGTAGCATTTTTCGCCCACGCCACACCAGCACTAATAGCCCACCGCTGAACATGCGAGCGGCTGAAATGCATAATCGAGTCGCCGGTCAGCACCCAGGAGGGCTTGTTGGTCGGCGCCAGGATGCGCGCCGGGCGGGCACCAGGGATTAGGGGCGTTTCGGCGTTATTGCCGCCATTCATGTGGACGGCGCCCCATGCTGATTCGAATGTGTCGCCGACCGCATACCAGGAATCGACGCCGGGCAGGTATCCGACCTGGTCGCCCATAGGGCGGCCGCCTTCCGGTGCGCCGGTGAATCCGTACCACGTGAGCACCTCGCCCGCATTTGCCGAGATAGGCAGCGGGTCGGTCTTGACGTGGACGATGCCGCCGCCGGGGGTGCCGGGTCGCTCCACACGCGCCGCCGGCTTGCCCCCATTGAACGTTACGGGGACGGGTGCGTCATCACCGACCGCGACAGCGGCGCGAATCTCCACGACACGCGCGACCTTGTCATTCATGAGCACGTCAAACTCCGCGGCCGGGTTCACGGTGTCCACGACGACAGGGATACGGGCCGCGACCAGCGAGCCAGTCTCGGCGACCGAGGTGACCGGCAGATTCATGAAGGCTCCGCCGCCGGCAATATTTTTCACTGGGCCAGTAGGCGGGGTGACCGTGCGAGCCTTCTCCTCGCCAAATCCCTTCACAGGCGACCACTTGGACCCGTCCCAGAGCTTGGGCGTGATTTTACGCCCGGTCTGAACGTCAATAATCCGCATAGCTTAGGCTCCCGGTCCGCGCTTCAGAGCCGCCACAGCCGCCTTCATCCACTCGACGCTCTTAACCTCGTCCTTCGCGAAGCCGAAGCCCGCAATGCTCAGCGTCTCATTATTCAAGACAGACCACTCGACGAACTTGATGTGGTCATTGCCAGAATCCAGGCCAGCCCAGGGCACGGACGCAACCTCAACGCCGTTGATAAAACCACGCATGGTGGTGCCGTCCCAGGTGACCGCCATCAGCATGGTCTCACCGTCAGCGACAGCAGGCGCAGCCGCGGCGTTTTTGGTCACGCGGCCACCATTCGGACGCTCAAAATCGACACTGAAGCCAGTGCCGGCGCCGGCTCCAGTAGTGATAGCGAATCGCGGCATCTTCTCAGACCAGAGACCGCCGAGTCGGATGATATTCGCGGCCTTGCGGTTTACCTTGACCGCGAGAATCAGGGTGAAAGCGCGCATGGAATTAGGCGCAAAATTCGCGAACTGGTACGACGCGCCGCTTGCCTGCGCGGCGGTAGGACCGACACCAATACCGGCCCCGCCCGGCACCAGGCGGTCGTTGTACTTGGAGACGAGGACAAGCGGGCTAGTGCCGCGGTCCTTGGGCTTCTCAGCACCGGCCGCGTCATCAAAACGCAGGTACGAGGTGAGCGGCAACACTGCGTCATCAAACGGGATAACCTGCGATTCGTAGGTGAACGTCCACGATGCGACGGCGCCTACGGCGAACTTAGCGCCGCCTGCAGGCTCCGCGGTCACGCTGACGGTCTTGGGGTAGGGCTCATCTACGCGGTGGACACCGGCGGCGATGGCATTTCCGCCGAGCTTGTAGGTCGCGAGCTTAGTGCTAGGAATTTCGACGGTCTTGTTCTTCTGCGAGAACACAGGTGCCGGCGGGGTGAACGCGCCGGGGTTCGAGGTGTCGAACCAGACAGTGCGCACGCCGTAGGTAGTCGGCGCAGGCTCATTCTCACCCACAACCAGCGCGTAACCGAGCGCCTTAGCCACAGCCTCAGCGGTAGGGGTGACCGCCTTCAGCTCTTCCTTGGTGGCGAGCTTGGTCAGGTCAGCAGCGGGAGCCTCAGACTTAATCATGTCCTTAATCTCCTGCTTCAGCACGGAGGGGGCGTGCCCGTCAGGCAGCAGGCCCTTGATGATATTTGCGGTCATGTGATTTAGCTCTCTTTCATCTCATAATTTCCGTCACCCGTGTGGGTGATGGCCCAGCGCGCGCCCTCAAATTCGACCGCGTATCCACCATCCGAGACAGTGCGGACGGTAGCGGCAGGGACGGCGTACCCACCATCACCTAGCGCCTGTACCTCCGGCTGTGCAGGTACCGGGTCGGGTACCGGCGCAGGCGCATCTGAGCCATCGACGATAATCTCCGGCAAATCATAGCGTCGGTCGTCCACCACCAGCACCGGAGCCCAACGCCCCGGCGACAAATGGACGCCTTCGATGACACCATCTATGATACGCGCAACTGCAACGCCTGGCACGATGATGACGGAGCCGCGGTCATGCACGCCGCCCAGCCAGACGTAGCGGATATGGCCGCACACGGGGGTGGTCTCAGCGTGCGCGCCGTAGGGGAGGACGACGCGGCCGGTGACGAGGCTCACGCGACCACCTGCCAGTCACCGTCAGCGCCTGCGTTCACGGGGACAGGTTCGCCGAGGCCGGTCTGGACCCCCCATGACCCATCGCTCTCATGGGTGGTAAAAATCTTCTCACGCGCATTGATGCGCGTCTGCAGCTCCACCAGCTTGGCGTCAATAACACGGTACGCCGATTCATTGTCCTGCGCGACGCGGGCAGGGTCGCCCGCTTCCTTGTAGGGAATCCCCATGCCGGGGGTGGTATTAGCCATTCTATTCAGCCCTTCCAGGTAGTTTGTTGTACACGTCACTGTAGGTCTTGCCGGCGGGGATAGCGGCATAGGGGCCGTAGGCTTTCGCTAGGTCGCCGTAGGTCTTGCCGGCGCGCGTGTCGCGGAGCTGCTTCACATTCATATCGTAGCTCACAGAGGGGACCTTGCCCGCCCATGATTCATGGTATCCGGTGATGATGCAGTCCGCCTCCCACGTGGTGCCGTCCGAATCCTGCGCCTGCAGGGTGATAGAGTCGCCAATTTGCTTGCGGGGGTCCCACAGCATATCCAGGCCGTCAAAAGTGACCTTCTCGACGCCAATCTCAGCCGCGAGCGCCTTAGCGACGCGCGCCGCGTCCTCGGGGTGCAGCCACCAGCCAGAATCCAGCCGATACACCGGCCCCGCATGCGAGCCGGACGTGTGTTTGCGCTGGAACTTCGTCCACGTCACCATAGTCTTGCATCGCAGAATCGGCATGGGGATGCCCCTGTTGCCAAATCGCAGCTCCCCGACCGCGATAGACGGCGAGGCGAGATAGTACTTTTCGGGGCCTTTCGAGGTCTTTTTCTGCACGCGGAAAGTCATCTTGACCGTGCGCTGACCGAGCGTCTCCAGCTTCGCGCTGAGGTCCTCATGATTCGCCGCGTCACCCGTCCAGCGGTACCCCTCGGGCTCCTCCTGATTCTCAAAAACTGTGCTCCACCAGGAGCCAACGCCCCTATTGAAATCAGCCCAGGCGAAGATTTTTCGCTTCGAGTTCACGAGCGGGCGCATGTCCGTGTCCAGACCGTGGACATCCACCTCATCAGGCCACGAGTGGAAAATCTCGACGTCCTTATTCGGCTCCACCTCCTGAATGTTATCAGGTTGGTACGCGACCGTGGCCGGCCAATCAGAGCCGCCGCGGAAATTCGGTGCCACGCCCTCCACGACCACACCGGAGCGCACCCCGTCGCGGGCGGTTTTCCAGGCGCCGCCGAAGACTCGCTCACTGATTTTGTCCACAATAACCGGGGCCTGGGTTGCGAGGCGGTCACGCGCCGCCATATTCAGGCGGCCCTCCTCATCAATCCACACGGTCGATAGGGTCGCGGCCGCCCACTCGTTCACAATGTGCTCACAGGTCACATTCTCGAAGCCGCGCGTCGCGGGGACACGCACCTGCTCCAACGCGGACGGCTGTAGACGCGGCAGGGGGCGCGCCATCATCTCGACGCGGCGGCCGCCGTCCTCCCAATCGGTCAAATAATCTACCTTCACGCCGAGAGTCAGGTGCGCGGTGACGGACACCACCTCAATATTCGCGGGCACGGTGGTGTTGCGGAGCAGGGTAGACTCGCGTTCGCTCGTCCAGACGCGGATACCCTGGCTATTGATTTTCACGCACATCAGCGGATAGGCCCCGTAGACCTTGAGCCCCGGCAGCAGACCGTGACGCGACGACCAGCCTCCCACCGTCCCATCGGCAGAGTTGTAGGAGACCTTCAGCACTGAGCTGTCAGAGAAGAACACCTCCACGGATGAATCCACGTTCGGAGCGAAAGCTCGCGCGTAAATCATGATGTCGCGGCCATTGCGGGGGACTGCCGCGGCGGTGGTTTTCTGGTCGCGGCGAGCGGTAGCGCCTAGCGGGGCGCCGTACTCGGCGCCGGGGGTGACCATTTTGCCGACAGCGGCGAGCGCCCCGTACTGGTGCGAGTTGTGGAGGCACGTGTCGTCCGTGACCGGAGGCAGGATACCGTAGCCGGCCTGTTCCACCGCGCGGTAGGCTACCCATGCGGAGCGGCCATAGGCGGTGCCCTCAGCCATAGGCGGCACAGTGATTTGCTCCTGCAGGCCGCCTTGCAGACCATCCGTAATTTGGGTGGTCACAGTGTCAGAGTGCACATGATAGGTGGACGCGCCCAGGTACCCCCAAAATCGGGGGAATTCTACGCCGTTCACCACGGCGACGATGCGCACGTGCGCGCCCTGGGTAGGCATCCAGCGGGATTCACCGATAGGGGCGAGGGGGTGACGGGTCACGGCAGACTCGGGCGCCCAGGTAATCGAGCCCGTGCGCGAGTACACACCATCACCGGCGGCGACCAGAGACTCAGGCAGACCACCGGGCGTGTTGCCCTCCCACGACGCGGAGAGATAGGGACGCTCCACGCCGTCCACGAAAATGCGGAGCTGCGCGTCGATGACAGGCCCGGGCTCATACTTGCCCTTCAGCATTAGCCTACCTCCCTAATCGTCAGTGAGAGTGTGCGCCACATCTCGCGCATGTGAAATTCGTAGTTGGTGTACGTGGTCTGCGCCTCCTCGATGATGACCGAGGCGGCACCAGCCCCCATGTCCCAGGGTACCGGCCCGTCAGTCCACGTGACTTGAGGGCGCGTCACAGTGGTGGAGCCGCGCGTCTGAATTTTCACCGCGCACGCCCCGAGCGGGAGCGCCGGGATGACCACCGAGACGCGCTCCATCAGCTCACCGGACGGGCGCGCAGTCACATCCGGCCCGACCGGCTGGCCCGCAGCGTTCACCGGCTGGCCCGACAGGACACCGGCCGCACCGGCCATGTCCACGGTCACGGTCACCGGCTCGCCCGGGATGCACGGGCACGCCTCCGCAATCGTGATAGGACCACCACCAGTGCGGGAGCGTGCCCCCACCCCGCCGACACCATCCGCCGCGCCCGCGTTAGCCACACCCGAGAGCATCGACTCCGCCGGCGTCAGCACGTTAGTGACCGTCGCCTCATCCGGGACAAAGACCCAGGGCCCATCACCGAACGCGCCGGCCACCAGCTGCGCAAGCTCCGCCGTCTCCGCATTGGTGCCGGTCACCTCCAGAGACCACTCACGGCGACGCGCAGAAGCCGGGGACGACACGAAAGCCCACCGGCGCGCCGGCGCAGACTGCACCGCGTACCGTGTGGGATTCGTCACCTTCACGGGTGTGGGCCACAAAATTTTTACCATGCGGCCCAGCTGGCCAATGTATCCAGCCACTAGTAAATCCTCTCTGCGCGGCGCGCCATCTGGAGGAAGGCCCGCTCGTCTACGGCTCCCAGGCGGGACAGCACGTCCACCAGCTGAGAGATAACCTCAGCGTCCAGGCCGCCGGCCTGCTGTGCGGTGGGCGCCGCGGGAGCCGCCGGGACGGGGGTAGCCGGCACGACAGCCGACAGGTCCGCCGCCGGGGACAGATTGAAATCCATGCCGCCGAGCGCGAAGCTCGCAGCAGAAGCCAACTGCCCGCGGCCCTCCTCAATGCTATTAGCAAAATCACCAATCAGCGCACGGCCCGAGTAGGTCGTGTAGCCTCGGCCACTGAAGCGGCCGCGCTTAGCCGGCGAGTGCGGGAAAAAATCACCAATCGCCTTCATGACTCCGCCGACCGCGTCCTTCGCGCCATTCAACATGCTCTTGATGCCGTCGATGAAGCCACCGATGAGGGCCTTGCCCGAGTCCACGAGCATACCGCCCAGGTTGCCCAGGCCATCCTTGATTTTCCCCGGCATGGACTTCACAAATTCCACAGCAGACCCGACACCGTCACTAATGGTCTTGGTGATGCCGTTCCACGCGCCGACCACGAAGTCGCCGATGCCATTCCAGAGGTTGTTCCAGATGTCCACCAGCATTTTCGCGAGATTCTCGAAAATGCGCATCACGACATCGAACGCGCCTGTGATGGTGTTCACAATGAAATCGAGAATACCCTTCAGCACGTCGAGGATTCCATTCCAAGCGCCCTCCCAATCACCACGCAAAGCAGACAGGAAAACGTTCAGGATGCCTGTGATAATGTTCACAGCGTCCGCGATGACCTTGCCGATGAAGCCGAAAATATCCGAAACAGTTTTGCCGATGAATTCAAACGCGGGCGAGAAGGTTTGTATGAGGAAGGCCACAATCGGTGCGAGGAAAGACACAATCTGTGCGGCAATCTCCACAATGGTCGTGACCATCGGCACAAGCGCGCCGACCACGGTGGTCACCATCCCGATAAATGCCTGCCCAATCTGGACGAGCACGGGGATGACCGCGGCGATAATCGGCTGGACCATCGTGACGAGGCCCTGGAAAATCTGGGCCAGCGAATTGCGGAACGGCTCGCTAGATGCGAGCGCGGTCACAAAGGCGGCCACGAGCAGGCCAATGCCTGCGACCACCGCGAGCACCGGGGCCGATAGGCCCGCGAGGACGCCCGCGACAGCGCCGATGACCGGGATAATCGCGCCCACCACGGAGGCAATTGTGCCAATAATTGACACGACGGTGCCGATGACCGGGGCCAGCTGTGCCATTGCGCCGACCACCGCGATGATAGTCGCCGCCAGCTGGGGGTTGTTGCGCATGAATTCGGAAATTTGCTTCACCACATCGGCGATGACCGGCAAAATGACCTTCAGCGCCTCGGACAGTCCCTTGGCGAGCTCATCGACCACCGGGGCGAGCGATTGCTTAAAATCTGCGAAAGCTGGGGACAGGCCCTGCGCGATTTGGGTGACGAGCGGCGCAATTGCCTTCACAATGTCGCCGACTGCGCCGAGCAGTGCGCCGACCGAGGGGGCGACCGCCGCGAACGCCGGCGCGAGAGCGATAGCCGCCTGGACAATGCCGTCGAAGAGTTTGTTTACGCCGTCCGCGATGGCGGGGTTGCGCAGGGCGTTAGCCAGACCATCCATGAGGATGGAGATAGCCGTTCCCGCTTTCTCCATAGACCGTGCGATGACCGGGGCGAGCGCCTCGAACGTCTTAGTGAGGGCGCCCACACCAGGTTCGAGAGCCTTGACTGCGTTAAATGCGCCCGTAAATACGGTGGTGAGGGCACCCTGGAAGGCGGGGCCGTTCACTATGCCGTTTAGTGCGCCGAGCGCGGTAGCCAGGCCTGCGAGACCGCCGCCGCCGGCGGCCTCCGCCGCCTTCGCGACACCGTTGATGATGCCGGCCACAGAGCCGAGAGCCGAGGCGAAGAGCTTCGCGTTTGTGATGCCCCTCTCAATGAGCTCATAGATTTTTCCGGAGGCCTCAGCCTGCTCAACCCAGTCACGGAAAGACGTAGCAATCTGCGCGAACGCGGTCGCCATGCGCGGCAGATAGGTGCCGCCGACCGCGCCGATGCGCACGATAGCCTCAGCGAGGGGCGCCGCGGCGGTGGAGGCGATTTGAAAAGATTCACGGAGCGGCTCAAAGAGGCGGGACATGCCGCCGACCGCGACCATGCCGTTTGAAATGCCCTGGAAAAATTCGCCCCAAAATTTACCGGCGATAGGGCCAAAAGCCACATATTGCTTGAGGAACGGGTCGAAAGCGTTTTCTACAAACGCGGCGAGGCCGCTGCGCGCCTCATTCCAGAAAGCGATTCCAAAAGCGAGACGGACATCACGGATGGTGTCCATGATTTTGCCTTCGCCACCATAGAATTTGCCGAGCTCAAGGTGGATGTTCTGGAGGCCGTCAGCAGACGCGGCCAGGCCCACGACGAACCCGGACAGGATGCCGGGCAGGGCGAGGCCAGCGCCCGCAACCTGGGTTAGCGAGACTGCGAGCATCGCGGCGTTGCCTGCCGTGGCAGACATCACAGCGCCCATAGCGGCGACACGAGTAGCCGCGAGAGACGCCGACACAGCGACCTTATCAAAATTCCCGGCCAAGTTCTTGGCGTGCTCGACCGCCCCCGCGGCAATATTGCCGCCCGCGAGAGAGGCCAGACCCGCACGCGCCGCATCCAAGCCCTTGAGGAGGACACGAACCTCGGCGGTACGCGGCCTCGTCAGCACGCCCAGTGCCGCCGAGGCCGCGCGGGTCTTAGCGTCCACGGCCACATGGGTTTTCAGGTCGCGGCCAATCGTCGCGAGACGCGAACGCGTCGCCGCGAGCGATGCCTGGTCCACCTGCGCGTGGACCGCCGCCTTTACGTCCAGGCCCTTCTCAATCGAGGCGAGCTTAGAGCGCAGCTCAGCCTTGAACCGAGACGTGTCGGGGTAGACACGAATCGAGAGCTTGCCGATATTCGCCATGTGACATTCCTCTCTATCGTAATCACAAGCCGGGCGGGAATAGCTTAGACAAGTCCATCTGCGCAACCGGGGTACCGGCACGGGGCCGCCGGCCCTTCCTCACGACCCGGGGAGCCTCGATACGCTCCGACGCACGCAACTTCTTGCCCTTCACCTGGGTATTCGCAGCGTTGGCGATAGCGGCGAGAATCATCCTGTCCACGCCCCATCCGAAATGGTCATCTCCGCCCAGGTTCTCGGCGCGCCACAGGCTCCGCTCCTCATGCGGGATGCGCTCTAGGAGCGCCTCCAAGGGCCGGATATCTGAGACCCAAATCATAGTGAGCGGGTTCACATGGTAGAGCGCAATGAAATCTCCGATAAGGGCCGGAGACTCATCGAACAAGCGTTCTAGTTCGCTCCTTTTCCCAGTTCACCAGCAAACGCGACGCAGGCCTCCAGCGCGTCGGTCATGTGTGCCGCGTTCCACAGCTCGCGACGCCACACGTCCATGTCCACGATGAAACGCTCATCGGAGACGACGCGGGCAACAGCCTTCACTGATGCGATGTTGGCCTCTTCACCCTCGACGGCCATGCCCTCCAGCGCTTCGACCACATCGAGCGCGTCCATGGGGTCGATTTCCTCCAGAGGCTTGAAATACTTCGCCGCCGGCAAGTCCTTCAGACGCTTAATTTCCTGCTTCTTCAGGTGGTCAGCGGGGGCCTTGCGAGCCGGTGCCTTGCGGGTGGCCGTAGCCTTGGTAGCCATTGGGTGTCTCCTTAAAAAATAATGGGTGCCAGTGACGAAAATCACTAGCACCCATTATAGCGCGAACCAGCGGCTAGGCGTGCTCGCCAACCACGCCCGCGGCTACAGCACCACCAGAGCGCGGACGCGGGTACAAAATCTTATGCAGACGGCCCTGACTATCACGCTCAGCAGTGACCTTAATCGCAATCGAATTGTAATTCTCCAAGTCCCACTTCGGCAGACCAGAAATAGCCATCTCACCAGCGTAGATAATCAGGCCGGTCAGCATAGCGCCGTCCTCCACAATGATGATAATTGCCCACTGAGTCGTGGTAGTGGAGGAGGTGGTCACATAGCCGTCGGCCTCGCGGATACCGCCGGCGGTCAGCATCTCAAAAAGAGCCTTCGACGGGGCCACGCTAGTAATGGTGCCGGTGACCTTAGCACCCGAGCGGGCGTTCTTTCGGTCCCAAGTGCGCTTCGCCGAGTCCTTGTCGCTATCCTCCTCGAATTCGGGGAGGCTGTCAGACGAGGTGTCGCCAATCCACTTCCACGCGCCCAGGTCCTCGCCATCGAACTTGTAGCCGTCGAGGTTCGGCTGCGCGGTACCGACCGGCGCGATGTAGATGTGGCCCAGTGCGCCAATAGTCATATTGTCTAGAGATTCCGTGAGCTTGCTCATAGAACACCCTTTCTACTCGGTGGCCGGGGTTTTAGCCCGGCACACGATTTCAATCGCCGTCGAGTACTGGAAAAGCGACGACTTTTCATATTTGTGCGCGGCGAGGTGGGGGACGGTGCTGACGGTGACGCGCGAAATCCAGCCTGCATCGGTCACCCTGTGCACCGATTCCTCTAGCATCCTGAGCGCCTCCTGGCAGAGGGCCGCCGCGAACGCCCGTGAATCCGCAATAGCGTTCAGAGTGAGCACCGACACAACCCCATACCGGGCATGAGGGGCGTTCCCGCTGAAAACCTGTGGCGGGGCCTGCTCCACGATGAGAGCCGGCAGACGGCGCAAAAAATCAGACGGAGGCTGAAAAAACAGCCGCCCAGACAGCCCAGCGAGACGCTCCTCCACCAAGGCCAGCGGGTCGATAGTATCCAAAATCACGCACCCCCAAATCGTCCACGCAAAAGCGCGCGCGTAAAAACATACTTCCCGGGCTCCCACCGCCCGGACGGGGTGATGAAACCCCACTCGATGATGTGAGCCTGCGGGTCTGTGGTATACACCACATAGTCAGTCACACCGCGCGCGGTTCGCGTCGGCTGCATCCTGATGCTCGACGCATAATGACCGGTCGGCACATGCTCCACCTCGGAGTACATGCGCGCCACCTCAGACTCCACGAGCGCGAGCGCCTTACCCGCCTGCGCATGATACGCAGGATGCGTACTAGCCGCGCGGGCGGCCAGAAGCTCAACATTATTTTTCAGGTACAGGCGGCTCATCGGACCTCACTCGACGGGTCCACAATAATGATTTTCACGTGTGCGGTGCGTGGTGACATGGACGACACGAGGGCGTCGCCGCGCTGCTCAAAGACCCGGCCCAGCCAGGTCACGCGGCTGTACGGCCCCCCGGGCCAGCCCATGCCACCATGCTCGCCAGGGAAATATTTCACCCGGTACGCGGTGACGGTGCTCACTCCCATGTCCTGAGCCTCCTCAGCTGAGACAGGCTGGACATTGCACCTCACCGTGACCGGCTCCCCGTGCCCCTCCGGCCCATACGGGCCCTCAGAAGCCACAATAGGCGTGACGGTCACCTCATGGACACCGCGGCGCAGACGACTCATCCGACACCGCCATTCCACGTGATGGACTCCGACCACGAGCCGCGGCCGGGCCACCCATATTGGAACGCCCGCGGCGGCGGCACCTCACGAGCGGCGGGGCCGCCGTACCGCTGAGCGGCATAGCCGTCAGTCACAGGACCGACAGACCTATAGCGGCCACCATCGAGCACGCGGGCGAGCTCGTCCATATCCGACCGCAGAACATCCAGCCGGGCAGACGCGGCCAAAAAATTCAGCTCGTACCGGTACCCGTCCTCCGTCTCGGACTTGTACAAGCCTCCGGACTCGTCACGCAGGACACGGGCCACGGACTCCGCCTCCACCTGGGAGACGATGCCCCGCGCCACACTATCCAGTGCGACCAGCTCCGACAGATTACGCCACCGCGCCTTGATGCGCAGCTCCACACGGTCCAGCAGCTTCTCGACGACGCGCGCGTCACCCTCAGCAATCGGACGGCGCAAAGCCACCGCAACATCATTCACTGTGGCGATGCTCACTACTACTTCACCTTGTCCTCGAGCGCGAAGAAAGCGCTGGTATCCGCGATAGCCCAGCCGAAGGAGGCCTCGCACAACAGGGCCTCCTGATTGGTCTGGAAAAGCGAGGTAGTGGTCGCTCCGTCAGTGATGGACGCCTCATTTGAGTAGCGGAAAGTGATTTCGTTCGCGAAGCCGTAGACCAGCTGGGACCAGTCGCCACCAATTGCGCGCACCTTAGTGTCTGCATTGGTGCCGACCTGGCCGGAGACCACGTCGCCGTATGCGGTGGGCAGGCCGAAGACCTTGCCCATGTCGTCGGTCAGGTCAAGCGAGGACTGGTAGATGGGGCGGCCATTGGTGTCGGTCGCGCCCATGAGCTCGAGACGCAGGGAATCGTCCGCGGCCAGGCCGCTCACTCGGTAGCCCAGACGCGCATCCTGGACGGCCTTAATGCCGGCGATGATGTCGCCGGAGATGCCGCCCTTAGTCTGGGCGGTGGTGCCCAGCTCGACGCGCTTAGTGGTCTGGTTCACAAACTCCACGCCGGGGATAGCCTGGCCGTTAGTGCTCTTGCCGTGAAGCACGGCGAGGTCGAAAGCGCGGGTAATTGCGCCTGCCAGCTGCTGCTGAATGATACCCTCTAGGCCGAGCTTGTCGGCCTTCGCCAGCTCCTCAGACCAGGTGATGATTGCCGCGACCTTGATGGGACGCAGAATCTTCGAGGACAGGCCGAATGAGGTGACCGGCTTCATGCCAGCCTCGCCCACGACGCCAGCCTCCGGGCGGGAGGTCTGCACAGCGACAGACGAGCCGGTGAGCGGGAGCGCCAGCTGGTCACCGGCAAGCTTCTTCACGACCGAATCCTGCACGGCCTTGGTGATGACCTTGTTGGAGAATTCGGGCGGGAAAATGTTGGTGTTCTTGAGCGAGTCAAGAGTCAGAGAAGCCATTTTCGGCTCCTTTCTTTTTAGCGTCGATTGCCACGCACGGCATCAAGCCAAGACATGGCGCCATTTGCGGGCGCGGGCTCTGCGACCTGCGCCGGGTTAGGAGGAACCTCACGAGAAACCGGGGCAGACCCGATAGACTCGCGCAGCTTAGCCACGTTCGCCTCCACCTCATCAGCAGTGGCACCAGCCACCACAGATGCGAGGTCCAGCGACAGACCGGCGGCAGCGAGCGCGCGGAGCTTTGCGTTCTCGACCTGTGCGGCGGCTAGTTCTGCCTCGTAATCGTGCTCAGGTTCAGCGGGCGGCACGGGCTCAGGCTCCGGTTCGGTCTCCGGTTCGGTCTCCGGTTCGGTCTCCGGTTCGGTCTCCGGTTCGGTCTCCGGTTCCGGCGCCCGGACTGCTGCGAGGTCTTCGTTCAGCTTTGCCTTTTCAGCGCGCAGCGCCGAGTTATCGGCGCGGAGGTTCTGAATCAGGTTCCACGCGGTTTCAGGATTGAAATCCACGCCGTCACGTTCCCACGGGGGGACAGCGGCGGGGGTAGTTTCGGTGGTTTCGGGTGCCGCCTCCTGGGCGGCGGGGGTAGTGGTTTCGGCCACTGGTTCCTCCTAGATTAGAGCGGTACGCCGACCGGCGCGCCGCGCTCTTTGAGTGCTTGCTCTAGCCATGCCTGGGCATTTTTCCCCGGGTACTTTTCGGGGTGAGCTTTCACGTCATCTATTGTAGCGTGATAGAAATCACGAAGTTGCTCGTATTCGCGGCGGCCGGCCCAGTCCGTCGATTTGTAGACCGGCACCACCATGCAGTCACAGTTATTGTGAAACTTGTCACGTCCGCCGGCGCCGCCCTTGCCGGCGTGATGCGCCGACGTGTAGACAGGGCCACGCGATGCGAGCATCACACAGAAACCACACGACGTGCGGCCTGTCAGGACCCGCGCCCAGCCGACCGGGTACACGCGCGCTTTACCGTCCTCGCCCACCGTGCGGTTGAACGCCTCCGCAGACTGGTGCGGCTCCAACGCCACGGGCTTCACCCCGGCGGGGAATATTTTCTCGGGCGGCATGAAATTAGGAATCACCGGGTCCGGTACAGCGCGCATCACCTGCCGGCGCGCAGCCATGCGGACGTGCCGCGCCAAAATACCCGCCAGGTATTTGTCGCTCTTGCCGGTGGACTCGCGAAAAGCTTGGATGACCGAGCCCGCGCGGTAAGGCTCAGGCTCGGGGATAAACGGCTCGACGCTCAGGCCGCGCGCCGCATCACGGAGCATCTGGTCGCCGACCCTCGCCGCCTCCAGCCGCGCCGCCCGGGTGAGCTTCAAAATCTCAGACTCCGCGAGAGCACGCTGAGCCGCATCCGACCTATCCACCGTCGAGAGAATCGTTAGCACCTGTGGGGTGAATAGCGCCACAATAGACCGGATAGCCGCGGCGTATGCACTGATTATCATTCGACGCCCTCACCGAGTGCCGCGCGCACCTCAGAATCATGCGAGTCCTCACGCTTCGCCTGCTCTGGAGACAGGCCCAGGAATTCGCGCGCCGTCTGCGAGGTGATGACACCCTGCGCCTGCGCCTGGAGCATCAGAGCATTGCGGGAGCTGATGGAAGCCACGGCCGGGTCGCGCCACCGCGCCTCCAAAGTCTCCAGGCCCTCGACCTTCACGCCGGCCATCTGCAACACCATGCGCGCGATTTCCTCCACCGCGTCACCGAAAAGATGCTGCTTCAACTCCGCGCGCGAGATTAGGCCGTCCTTCGCGGCGCGCATAGCCTCCGCACTCGTGGGATTCGAGTCCGAGCTAATGCCCATCATGGACGCGGGGATGCCCGTCATAGCCGAAACCTGCGTTGCGTACAGCTTAAAGCTGCTGATAATCTGCTGCAAGTCCGCGCCGGGGATAGAACCAGCCTGCGACCCAGACGGGCCAACCAGCAGGTGCCCAAAATGAGCCTCCAACCGCGCCAGACCGGGGTGCAGGCCGTCGCCCGTGAATTGGTCGGCGACGCCGTCACCGAAAAGGTAGCGGGTCGGCATAGCGAGGAGCTCCTGCGCAATCTGGAGATTGGTCAGCGAGCGCGACGCGGCATCGCACAGCTCGATAATGTCCTCAATCTCGGAAGTGCCGCCGCCGCCGATGCGAGTACGATTCACAACCTCCACGATAGGCACGCCCGGGTAGGTAGACGAGTAGTCGTGCTCCTCGATGAGGGTCTCCTCCCCACCGTCCACCGCATGCACGGCCAGGTGACCGGGAGTGTAGACGGCCTTCTGCTCCACGCCGCCGCGTGTATAGGTCTGCACCGCCTCGATAATCGTCCCGAAAATATCGCGCTTCACCACGATATCGCGGCCACGATGCGCAGACAGCCGCGGGATATTAGAGCCGGGCATAACCGAGCCGCCGGCTACTACCCAGGCGCGGCCAGTCACCAGCGCCTCAGTCAGCGTCAGAGTGAGCAGTGTGTCAAAATTATTCGCCTGCAAAATGCGGTGAAGCTCGTGAGGGACCTCACCACCCGCCATAGTGAAACCCTCCAGCACGAGCGAGCGCACCAACACGTCCACGGTGAGCTTAGGCCAGCGCACCGGCATCTCCAGCACGCGCACATTTGGCGGGAGGGACACGCCGATAGCGTCCAGGCGGCGGCGCCCCTCATAGTACGCCTCGTAATCCTCTACAGTACGAGCCACTTGCTGCTCGCCTCCTTCTTTTTCTTCTCTACCAGGCCATGATACGCCACCGAGGCGGCCACGAGCGGGCTAATATCTGCTCCGGTGTCTGCACGCGTCCAATGCCACAGGTCACTAAGACCCTTCGAGCGGCGGCACGCCTTCACAGCCTCATCCAGCACAGGGTCCCCAAGGTGACGAATCTTTCCTGACGCCACCGCCTCGTAGAAAGCACCACACGCCTGGTCAAATTCACGGCGTGTCATAGACCACAGCTTATGACGCTGGCCCGGGTCGCCCCCGAGCACACGCCCAGCCTGGCCGCCCGCGGCATACGCTACTGTGACCGGGCTCCACGCATTTTGAAGCTCGGCGACACGGCCCGGCACCCAGCCGGTACCACCCTCATGATTCACAATCTCGATATGGACGGTGCCGTCATCACGCCACGACGCAGACGCAATAGAGGTGACATCCGCGAGCGGGGTAACGTCCACACCGAACGCAACATCCAGGCCAGCCTCGGAGTCCTCGTCGCGGCACTGCTCCCAAAAATCAGCAGGGATAGCAGACTCGCCGCCGACCTTCGACCAGATACCCAAGCGCTCGCGATTGAATTCCTCCGCGCCCATAGTGCGCCGTTCGTCTGCAACCCACTCGGCGGAGATACGGCGCCCGAGCGCGGGGTTTGCCATAGCCCACATTGCGGGGTCGGCAGGGTCGGCACCATCAGGCGCGCTCCACTCATAGAAAGCGAGGTCGCCAGGGTCGGAGGACATGGCGCGGTCACGAACACGCGCCAGCACGTCACTGTCAGGAAATCCAGCAGATGACGTGTACCACACCTGCGGATTGCCCTCCACGGTCTTTGCGGACAGCGCCGGGCGCGCCGCCGCCTCCACCTCACCCGGCAGACTATAGGCCTCGTCAAACACCAGCAGGTCGAACGTGTAGCCGCGAATCGAATCCTTGGAACGCGCTTTGAAAAGCATACGCGTCTCCGGGCGGCCAGCGCCGGGCGCGACGGTAAAGCTCATCTCGCTATTTCCGGTCTTGATACCGGGCATCTTGCCGCGAGAATCGCCCCGGTACCCCTCCATCATCTCGGCCAAATAATCACAGCCACGAATCAGAGACTCCATGCGCCGCTGGTGCTCCGCCGCCGTGCCAAAAAGGTGCGCCGTGTGAACAATATTCTCGCCAAAAAGGAACAGACCCGCCAGCTCGCGCGCCTCCAACACCGAGCCCTTGCCGTTCTGACGCGGCACAATTAAGCCGACATTCTTGGCCGCCCATTTGCCGAGGTCGTCAGTAGCGCACGCACCACGTAGCACGTGCTCCTGCCACGGGTCCAGCATCAGACCAGCCACAGCGGCCAGGTCCACAGCATCATCGCCTCGAGTAGTCACGTGCAGGGGAGTCACGTCAATGCGCGGGAGCTGAGAGCCAGTAACAATCTCGCCCACTATGCGCCACCTGCCGCGGCACGTGCCTCGCGAGCCGCACGAACACGAGCCAACTCATCCACCAAAGACGGGCGCGACTGCGCAGGCTGGCCATCCGCCAGCTTAGCCTTCTCCGCCACCACATTCACCGCCGCCGAAATAAGGCCGGGCACATCACGAGCAACCGCCACCTGCAACGACGCGCGGGCGCGCAGCAGAAGCTCATCAAAAATCTCGCCCGGCTCCGACAGCACGGGCACCTCAACCTCAATCGACTGGCCATAGGCCACAGTCTGACGGACACGCACCGTCTCACCACCGGTCTGTTTAACCGGCGAGACGGTTAAACGGGCCGCCTGCTCCTTCTGCACATTTCGACGGGTCCGCTTCTCACCCTCCGCGCGCTTCCGCTCACGATACTGCGCCGCGTTCTTCCGCGACGCCTCGCGGCACGCAGGGCACGGCTCCTCACCAGCGCGCTTATGGCGCATGAACGCGGCATAGGTGCCGTGCGGCTTGAGCCTACGGTCTGATTTAGCCATCGCTGGCACCTCCAAACGTGCAATTTCGGGCTGGGAGCGCCCGTCTTTGGTGGATGAGTTGGCTCGTGTTCGTGCGGCTCGCGAGGCACGTGC